CACTCTTTACCTTCATATTCACGAGAGATTAGTACTCCTTCCTCTTGGAATCAATCTACTCATGTATCGTACAATCTCATAGCTCGGCATCCTGTAGAATCTGATACGTATAGGAATCATTTGTTCTCGCACACTCAATATACCTGTCTACCTGTATCGCTTAGCATCCACTTCATATATCATTTATCATAACCTTGCTGATTCTGTGTAAATTGAAATACTCCATAAGCATCTGCTATGTAGAATCTACCACTTTTATAATCAGCACTCATTCAAGTTGGTCATACAAAATATGGTGCTTTGAAATTCACATCTAATGGGTCTAATCATGCTCTCTGGTGGAATAGCTTTACAGGGATATTACCCACCATTTTATTCAGATTTATATATCAATCTGTTCAATCTATACTTGTAGTATAATAATCTACTCAGTTTAGCGAATACACGTGTAATATCCTTTCTCCCTCTAATGCAACTACATTATATACGAACGTGCTTCTTAGATTATTATTACCTTGATAGTAATAGATTTTAGTATTCCATCATTCATCTACTGCCCAGACTTTCAAATATTCAAAACTGCAAGTTAAAGCCACAATGGTAACTCATGCCTCGTATGTTAGCACTTTCTTCCACCCAGTTTTTCACCTTGCTGTAGATGGTAATGTAGAATCATATATAGGGGAGAACTCATTTGTTCTGTCTAACTCTGGATAGTATACCCATATATCACTTCATGCAGCAACGACTAATCTGGTATTATTATAACTCAGTATTGCTGTAATATTTCATAACATAGGTAGTCAGACTGTGTTAGGGTCTGATATACTTTCATCTGTATAATCAGTATGGTCGTATGGTGCATATCATCTATTAGCATCTTGTCTCGAACCTGCTATCCTATATGCAAACATAGCGTTTCAATTCCCCAGTCATCATCCCCACCATATACAATCTTGGAATACTACTCAATAAACTCTATTCTTTAAGTTCTTATACGCTATCCCTATAGGGTCTCATTGTGAAGATATGTTGCTACCATTACATTCTATTCTATATATATCTCATCAATCCAATGGCATCGCTGCTACTCATAAATCTCATATTGGTACAAGTTCACATTTGCTAAAATTGTTTGTGTGTATTGCCTTATTAGATAGCTTAATGCCATGTAATTCATCATCACAGTTTATATTAGCACTGTATTGAAAACTATGTTCCTGTCAGTAGTAAACATCTTGTGCTGTTCAGTCAGTCCAACTTACTTGACTAATTACTCATGTGCTTCTTTTTTCTCCTACTGCCATCTAGTTTATTAATAGTGACTAAAATATGTTGTGTTAGCGAATCATTCCTCTACTGGTCTTTTATCTTTATTAAGTCAGTATATGTTATCATGTAATGTGTTATCGAATTGTTGGTAATACCATTGTGCTTGTTCTGGATTCTCAGCTTGATAAAGTCTGAATGTAATGTAGTCCTCTATTGCATCAAAAAAGTATCGTGGTAAATTCAAGTTAGATATATTTGTATTCATAGAAATAGAATCTACATCCTCTATATAGTTATAGTTTAGGAATATACCGTTCTCTACATTCTCTATAGGTGTAGGATATATCTTGATTGTGTCTTTATCTACAAAAGTATATCTAGGGAATCTCCTAGATATTCTACCCCATACGAATGGGCTACCTTTTTGTCTTCCTCATTGAGCCACTAACTTTCAGTTATCATCATAAGTATTGTTAGTAGGTCTAATGTTATAGTCACTCAGATTTATTGGTTTACATACTCTATAGATAGGGTTTCAGTTCTTATCTATAGCATAAGCTACTCTTAGTTGAATAATACTATAGAAATCTGGTTTTCAACTCTCTCCTAATGGTAATGAATATGTGGCTTGGTCTTTGACTATATCTTGAATAACAGAAGATGTATTCTGCTGTCCAGATACATACTCCAATATCATTTTCTGGAATATTAATAACCCTTTCTTAAACCAAGCTAACCATACTTGCTGATTTACTTGTGTATCTCACCTTAATTCTTCTAAACACCAATTACTATACATATTTTGGATAGTTGCCATCTACTGCTTTTTAAGAGATAAATATCAGTCTGATTATTCTCATAGGCTGGTTACCCAGCCCATGATATATAAGCAAACTAACTAGCTTAATGCTTCTTGCCAAGCATAATCTGTTCCTGCTCTTGATTCCATTCTTACGATGAACAAGTCGTTTAGAACAGCTGCTCAGTACATACATTTCCATCCTACTGTTGCTCTTTGATTTAATGGGTCTTCAGTTCCTGCAGCACCAAATGGTTTGTAGAAAGTCTGAAGATTTTGAAGAGTTCCAACTCCGTATGCACCATCTCTGAAAGCGTATGTAGGGAATACTTGGAAGTCTCCACCTGCATCTGTTACAGTAAATGGTTTAACGTTAGATGAAATGTAGATGTCGTAATTAACTCATGCAGTTACGAATCCATCTTTGATTCCTTTGAAGTCTTCGTAGATTAGTTTATTCAACCAAGTATTAGTAGAAGATGATTTAGCATAATCTAAGAATACGTTAGGGTGCATAATAATCTTGAATCTTTCTCCAGTCTGTCCTTGTGCAGCTAAGAATGTAGTAGCTTTAAGAACTAAGTCTAAGTCCATTACATCACTTGCAGCCAAAGTAGCTCTTGAAGTAGCTGTACCAGCATACATAGCACCAATAGAACTATTAGCTAATACATCTTGGATGAATTCATCGATAAGTCTTCCTGCATTGTTAGCTAATTCTCTTCCTTGTGCAGCGATAATTGGAAGTAATGTTTCAACATCCAATACATCTGAGATAATAGAGTAGTCTCCTAATTGAACAGGTACTGCAGTTACAGTTTTAACTACATTAGTGTGTCCATCTGGAGTAACTCCTTCTACCAAAGCAGCATCAGCCAAAGAAGTCTTCATTACTCAGAGTCTAGGCCAAGTAATAGATTTGTATCCCTGATGAGATGCTTTAGTTCCGAATCTCATGAAAACAGTAGATGGTTCTCCGTTCTCAAGGAAAGATTTTTGAAGTAAATAAGTTAAGAATTCGTTTACATTACTTGCATCGTTGATATTTGAAGTAATCATAACGTTTTGTGCAGCTTGTGTGCTTGCATTAGAGATAGCAACTTGCCATCTATCTGTTCAGTTTGTTGTTGCCATAATAAATAAATGTTAAAGCTAAATAAATATTTAGCCTCTCCAACTATTAGTTATGCATCCAAGGTTGTGTTTTCGCCCACTTAATTAAGTCTTCTGAACTCATTTCATTAAGTTTTGGTCATCCAACCTCAGTTGTTGGATTGGCTCATGCGATAACACTTTTAGGTCATTCATTAGTCTGAATAGCTTCAGGTTGTGCTTGTACAGCTGGTTGAGTATTTACTTTCCCATTCTGTCACTCATATAATGAAACCATGTCGTTAATATCTAATCCTGCATATTTGTCTGCGAATGCACCGAAGTCTCATTCGTATCCTCTGCTTTTCATAGTACTTTCGAAGTAAAGTTTCTTATCTGCAGCTCTTCCTGCAATTTCAGCATCTAATTTAGCCTGTAGTTCAGCCATCTCTTGATTATGCTTCTCTCTCAAAGCAGCATATCACGATTTCTTCTGTTCCTCAGTGTTATCAAGATTTTCCATATCAGTCATCTGATAATAAATAGAATGTAAAGTCAGAGCATTCTACAACTCCGAATTGATTTTAAGTCTTCAACTTGACTACAATTGATTAGTTTAACCACTTGCAACTTCGGTGGAGAATATTTGAGAGATTATCCTCTATTCTTTAGTAGCTCTTCTTCAGCTTTCTGTAGAGCTTCCTGTGCTTTTCTTACTTCTTCAGGGTCTGCTGTAAGTACCTTAACAAGTCTTTCCATTTCCCCCATACCTTGCATGAATGCACCTAATATCTCGTAGTAAGTGTATCCATCTGGTTTAGGATTAAGGAAATTGTCTTTAGCTAGTACAATTACATCATCCTTCTGTTTCTGTACTCTTTTCTCCATACAGTCTAGAAGTATTTGCCATCATGGCATAGCAACAAGTTCTTTCACTTGTTCTATCTGTTCATCTGTGAGGTCATCAGGATTTTTTGTTTCCTTCTCCTCTTCTTTAGCAGATTCTTGCTCTGCATTCATTAATTCTTCTTCCAAAGCCATTAGTTAGTTTGCTTATTAAATAAAATGGATTTATTATTCTGAACTATC